AAGTTAGGAACTTCAGGAACATAGACTATCGGTCTCATGCATTGATTCCAACAATTGCAGCTTTAATATCCACCGCGCCCGATTGTGATACAACCTGTACGCTGCCATTGTTTGCATAGATTCCTACGTTGCCTTCATTTGCAAAGATGTCAACATCTGACTGAGCAGTGATAACAATCTTACCTTGGTTACATGTGATCTCGATATTCTGATCAAAGCCTTCTGAACCAACATTGAAGATTGTCATATTACCAGCTGCCAATTGAACATAATCTTTTACTGACTTTGTTACAATCGTACCATCTGGCAAAATCTCGAGATAAGATCCAGACTTATGATAAACCTGTACGCGTTCTGAACCTGGAGTATCATCGAACTCTAAGATGTGGCCACTACGAGTAGTCATAGTGTTGTTATAAGGATATCTCGCCTTATATTTCGAAGCTGGCTCAATGTCGAAACCGTCAGCTTTTTTAATACGGTTACGTGTCTTCAGTTCTGGTTCACCTTGACCTCGAGCATATGAAGACACGCTGTGATTATCTTCTGGAGCATAGTTTAATACTCCAAGAATATATGCCGACTGTTGATTTGGAAGCTTCATGCACATGACTCGAGATCCCTTTAAGAGACCAGTCGGACTTAGTCCAATTCCAGAAACTCCGGCGCTCGTAGTTGGCATCATAATATATGACGGCAATAAATCTTCAGAATTCACTTGATTAGAGTGACCTAAAAGTTCTCTTACTAAAACTCTGCCAGTTTGTGGTTTATCAGCTTCTAAACCGAGATCTGTCGTCGGATCTTCTGCTACTATACCTTCAAAAAATCTTGGAACTTGCATTTATCATCCTCTAAACTGTGTGTGTTTTTGGTAATCCACCGATACCATCTTTTACGAGCTCTAACCCCTGTGCATATTCTGCTTTTTCGTTGAAAGTCAGCATATGACGACATTTAGTTACAACATAATTACCTGTCGTGATAGCGCTATCTTCATTCACAGGATTTTCTTCTCCTCTTGTAAGACCGGCAGCTTCGGGTAATTGACAGTGAATCACGTCTCCAACAGTAATGGCTGAATCTCCATAAATAGTGATTTGCATAACCACTGTTAAAAAGTGACTCATATAATAAGGCATATGATTAAACTTTTCGGCTCTCTCTGCATTTCCAACAGTCGGATCGAAAGGAATAGCTCGAGGAGCTCCTTCATTTCCATCTTCAGTTTTTTCAACCTGAGCTTTAAGATTTGAAGATGCAGATCCTTCGTTTAGTGTTTCGAATTGCAAATTTTTTGGATCAGCTTGAAAGGAAATAATATCTCCAGTGACACTATTTTGTAGTTGACACGTCGATCTTCCACCTCCAATTAATCTTAAAATTCCTTCGTTGCCGCTTTGAATAATTTTAGTAGTTAAGATATTTCTCCACTTTGCCCCGGTTACATTTAAGTTGGTTAAAGTAGATTGTGTAAAACACTTATCGCCGATATTTTTTATGCCTTCTTTGATTAACGCTTCCATACTTTTAAAAACAAATCCGTACTTGTTTTCAAAGAAGTAAAAACAATGGCCATTAAATTCTTGAGACATTGCATGTTCTAATCTAATTTGATCAATACACTCGAATGGAGTCTTTTCAGTAAAGTTAAATGCATGCAACCCACGAGTTTTTTCTGCAAAGAAAGGTTTGTTTGATTTCGTTAAGTTAAGATATGCTTTTACCATATTCTCGCACTCAATATTTTTTCTAACAAGCGGTGTGTTTTTTATGGTCGAAGCTTTCCAAGCTTCATATGTAACACACTCCACTTTATAAATTAGTGCTTTATCATCGGGAGAATTAAAAGTGACTGGTTTATTAATAACATAAAGTTCGTATCGAATAGACGATTTTGAATTATCTTCGTCTGTTGTAAAATCAATGATAATTTTCTTATCTGTAAAAACAAATTTGTCTCCTGCGCCCTTCGCCTCATAAAATTCGAATTGTGCGCGAACAGCAGGTTCGAGTATAGATTCATATATGTTTGCTTGTACACAGACAGGAGTCAAATCAACAGCCTTGCCGCAATCGACAGTTTTTGCTGTGTTATCAATCATTAAAAACTCGTTAAGTTTAAACTGTCCGTCTCTAATTTGAGAAATCATATTACAAACTCAATTGTTGTATAAATTGTTTTTCTGTTTCAGCAAGATAAGAAGACTTCAGAACAAATATATTTCGCTTCAGTTCGTTTGTTTCTTTCTCATCATCATATGCATTGACGGCATACCAATACTCTGTTTCTGCATCAGAAATATTTTGCTTTATCGGAGTAATTGTTTTTATTCCTTCTGCTGTATTGACTACAAAAGTTCCATTTACGTGTTTTACGGTTAAGCTATTGTTTTCAAGATCAATATAGTCGATAGTCGCACTAGCACCAGTGCTCGTCTGAGACACTCGATCTCCGACTTGGAATTGTGTTGGAGAAGCAGTAAGAGTCAACGATAATATTTTGTTTGTGGATACTATCCAATCTTCTTTGATTCTTTCGTAGCCGATCACTGCACCAGTATTCGTAAGTTTTGGCTTCCAATACTTTTGAGTATTTGTAGTTTCATTCGCAAGAAGAGAATCGTATTGTTGAAGAGTAATAATTCTTTCGTCTTCATGCCAGTTTAATCGATAGAAGAGAGTAATCGCTCGAGCATTCGAATTTGATCCATACTTTGTTTCAATATAACTTTTAAAATCTTCTGCCGACTTATAATAGTCGTAGTAAGGATCAACGATGTTATTCGTAAGATAGATCATCCAATCAAATTTCGAAGATCCGTAATAGTTATAAGACAGAATATCCGGTCTCTCAAAGCCTTCTTCGAGAGTAAACTGAAAGGTAGAATAGATTTCTTTCTTCGTTTTGTCAGTAAAGTCGACGCGTGCCAAGATATTCTTGGCAACGTTTCCGTCGTAGTCTACAATTGGAAATCGATCGAAATATCTTGCCATTATTGAGGTTTCTTTTCTTCTTTATTGCTAAGAGCGCCTTCTATGTAACCCGTAACATCAGCTTGTGTTTTATTAATATCAAATTCAAGGCCTGCAGCATTAATACCTTTTTGTATTTCTTTCTTGAAAGTTTCAAAACTTTCACTCAAACGATCTCCGCCTTCTCTGCCATAATCGCGCGACGTTTGAATCTGTGTTTCAAGCATTGAAATTGAACATTCAATAAATGCCGGATGACTCGTGCCTTCAAAGAATGCAGGAATTCCTTGCGGAGAATAATTTAGATCGATTGATTGAATGAGACACGGCATAAATTGAATTAATCCAGGTTCACCTTTCATAATTCTTAACTCTGGTTGACATAAGAAAGGATATGCGAGCGCCGCAGTTCCTAAGCTGCTATATGATGGCAAAGCATATGCTTTCATTGCTTTCAACAGATTCATTAACTGCTGACTTTCTTCTGGATTACGAGGAGCAAACGTCCATTCGAATCGATGCTGACGAAGAGGAACACCGCTAAATAAAGCTTGTATATGAGGATTTGGAACGGCCCCAATCGCTTGAGCTCCGAGAGCTCCTATATCATTTGTTGATGTAACCATCGCGCTAAAAGCAAGCGCCGCGACCGAATTTGTTATCGCTTGTGTTCGTTCTTTACCACCGGGTGAGCTTATAAAGTTTTGCATCGCATCTGCAATTCCACCTTTCAGACCAGTGGCGTTTGGAGCGACTTCAATATCAAAGCTTTCTCTTATTCCTTTCGGAAGAGGAAGCGCAAATGCTTGTACAAACTTGAGATCTCCTTTTGTATGAGGAGAAGGACGTTGGTATTGTTTAAACTTAAATGACATATAATAATTTTCACTGATATGATCAGGAAACTGCATCGTATCTAGGCCATCAACAGTAATATTATTTGAAGCTCTTTGAATAGCATCAACATATGTTTCGGCAAAAGCAGAAGCACCTATGATATTACCATTCTGCGGATTAAAATTGTTACGAATGTCGGCGCAAGATGCTCGCTTCATTTCACTCGTAAATGTTTGGAAATACTTGTCTTCAAGACCAGCAGTTAAAGAATCGCCGAATCTTGCAGAAAGTTTTGCTGCGGTTGCATCAGAAAATCCTACCTTCTTTAATGCTTTGGCAAAAAGATCTTCGACCGCATTCTCGAGTTTATCTTCGAGCTTATTCGTAATATTTCGAAGCGTTCTGTTTATAAGCCCGCCAGCATCTTTCTTTAGTCTGTCTAAGTTTACTAGTCGATCATCTCTTCCGGCCATGTTGTCTCTCAAATTTAAAAAGGCTATCAGCTTATTTATAAATAGATTTATGGCTTATCAAGGAAAGTTTCGACCAAAGGATATAAAGAAATATCTCGGAGACTCGAACAATATCGTATATCGTAGTCGATGGGAACTCAAGTTCATGATGTACTTAGATTCTCATCCGAATGTTGTGCAATGGGGAAGCGAAGAGTTAGTCATTCCTTATCGCTCTCCTCTCGACAATCGTGTACATCGATACTTTCCAGACTTCATCGTAAAGAAAAAATCACCAGAAGGTAAAATCGATACGATTGTCGTTGAAATAAAACCCCATGCGCAGACGCGGCCTCCAGTGGTGATAAATAAGCCTAATAAGCGTTATATTAATGAAGTCATGACGTGGGGTGTCAACGAAGCCAAGTGGAGAGCTGCAGCGGTATACTGCAACGATCGTGGTTGGAAGTTCGATATACTCACCGAAAAAGAATTAGGAATTAAGTTTTAATGGCAATCGTATTTGATACCATCATCACACAAGGTGTTCGTTCTGGTCAGATTCCAGCGCGGACAAACTCTGCGCGCGATTGGTTTCGAGATACTGCAGGCAAGATGAATCGTATTAATGAGCGTGAGATGATGAAGGGTGACATCAGTCGTATGACTACTCAGCCTTTGCTCGGCTCAATGTACATGTTCTACTATGATCCGAAATGGAAAGATGAGCTTCCATATTACGATAGATTTCCTTTGATCTTTCCATATAAGAAAGTCAAGGGTGGATTTATGGGATTGAATCTACACTATCTTCCTTTGCAGCTGAGAGCAAAGTTAATGGACGGACTATATGACTTTGCAAACAATACACGTTATGACGAGTCGACAAAGCTTAAACTGAGTTATGAACTCATGACTCAAGCAGCAAAGCTAAGATGGTATGCTCCATGCATTAAGCATTATTTGGCTTCACATGTACAATCAAAGTTTATGTACGTTTATCCTTCAGAATGGGACATCGCATTGTTTTTGCCAACAGAACGCTTTGTCAAAGCAAAGAAGAATCAAGTTTGGATGGATACGAAAAGAATGCTGGGAGTTACTAAGTAATGACAGATAATGCAGCTATACTACAAGCCAATCGTATGGGCGTCACTCCGCCAAAAAAAGAAAGAGATAGGGGCTCACCAGCTAAAATAGCAGCCGGTGTTGAACAACGCCAACAGACGCGCATTGCTCAAGAAGCAGAGGCAGAGTGGCAACGGTTTGCTTCCTCTCCCCAAGGAAAAGCAACTCTTCTTAGTAACCGCGATAAACTTCAAGATCAATTAGAAAGTCAACGTGCGCAATCTCGCGGAGGATTAACCTCTGCTCAATTGGCTGCGCAATCAAGAAAGCAAACACGTCAAAGATATATAGCAGCTTTTGTCAAATCAAAAAACGAAGAAGAAGATCGTGGAAATTCTACACGCCTTGCAAATCAAGCGCGAGTTAATGGCGGAAGCGGTGGTGCACAAGGTGCAGCTGCGAAACCTGTGGTTGTCGCAAAAACACAAGTAGCTAAAGGCACCAATACTAATACAAAAGAAGAAAATCTCAATTATATTGAAACTAAAAATTCCGAATTTAGCACAGGTGAACGTACTAAAGGCATATTTAATATCGGTCGATTCCGAGCCGAAGTTTCTGGTGCAGATAGTATACTTCCTACACACAGCTTCTTAACAGTTTTTGCTCCGATGCCATGGGCAATAAAAAAGTTTCCAGCCGGAAATCTCGATTCGATTCTGACAATGAGATGTGACAACGTTGTTCTTCCTTCTATTAATCTATTACAAGAACAAAATATCAGAAGATACGGATTTGGCCCAGTTGAAAACGTCGCGTATGGAGTAAATGTCGGAGACTTTACGCTCCAGTTTATCGTCGATAAAGACGCGTTGGTTGTAGAATTCTTTGAAGAATGGTTAAATTTAATTGTCAATCGCGACTCTTTTGGTGGCGCGAATATGAATAATAATAAAATTGGTGGTATGCGAAGACCATATGAGATCGCTTACAAAGATACGTATGCGTGTCCGAATGTAAACGTATTTGTATATGATCGATCACAAAATGCTGTGATGGAATATCATATATATGATGTGTTTCCTACCGGCATACAAAGCATGAATATGTCATGGAGCGAA